GGGACGTTGAAGGAATGACACAAGCTGAAATAAACGATATGGTACAAAGAAACGTGGACCACTTAGAACTTATTTTAGAATATGCACCTGTTGATAGTGATGATGATACACCTGATGTAAAAGGTGCAGCAGATAGTAAAAAAACTACTCACGTTGCAGCAGTTGCTACTGGTAAGAAATACATAACTGATAACAGTTAATTTTAATAATAATATTTGAGGAGATATCAAATGGAAGAGAACACAGCAACATTGCCTGACGGCACAGAACTACTAGAGTCAGAAATGACACAAGAACAATTGGTCGCGATAAGACATATAAAAAGTTTAAGAAACAAAATCGCAAATTTAGAATTTGAGCTTAATGAGCTTTTACCTAGTTTGCGTTTTTATGAAAACTCTTTTGTGGAATCTACCAAAGAAAAAGCAGAAGAAGTTATGGATGATAAATCAAATAATACCAAAGGGGGTAAAAAATGATTGCAGATATAATAATGTGGGTAACGGCTATAGTAACTATTTCTAGTTTAATAGCAGCAAGCACACCAACGCCAAAAGACGATGTTTGGATTGGTAAACTCTATAAAGTTATAGATATGCTTGCTTTAAATGTTATGAAAGCCAAAGATAAGTAATGTACGAATACAAGTGTAATATTACGAGAGTTGTAGATGGTGATACGGTAGATGCAGAAATTGACTGCGGCTTCGACATTGTTTTTAAGTCTCGTATACGCTTGTACGGCATCGACACCCCGGAGAGCAGAACTAGAGATTTAGATGAAAAAGCTAGAGGTAAGATGGCTTCTAAGTTTTTAAAAGACCATATACAAAGCGCAAAGCTAGTAAAGGTCAAAACCAAGCTTGATAAAAAAGGCAAGTTTGGCAGAGTTTTAGGTAGCATCATAGCCGATGATGTAGACCTAAACGAATCAATGATACAAAAATATTTAGCTGTAGCTTATTTTGGTCAAAGCAAGGACGACATAGAGGCAGAGCATTTAGTCAACAGAGATAAGCTAATAGAGCTAGGTGAATTTGAACCAGTAGAATAATGGACGGCGTAGTTCAATTAATTAATGAAGTTGGTTTTCCAATAGCAGCAGCTATAGGATTAGGTTTATTTATTTGGAAGCTTATCAATAAAATTATTGATGGTATGGAAACCAAAGTAGATGTTTTAGACGAAAAAGTATCAGCTCAAATATCAGAAATAGAAGCAAGATTAGGTCAAAAACTAGACTCACAACACGGAATATTGGTAGCTCTTATAGATAGAGTGCGTTCTGTAGACAATGAGATTATTAGACAAGACACACTTTTGAAGACTATACTTGGTGTACCACAATTGATGCACACCGATAGGTTAGCAAAGGCGGACAGAGATGACCAAAGAAAAGATTAAAAGAAAAGTAGGCAGACCAAGTAACGCAGAACTCAAGCGTAGAAAAGAAGAAGCTGAAAAAGATAAAATTCTATGGCTTGTCATGGCTATAGGAGTTGCTTTAATTATAAGCATATTTATTCAAAACTTACGAGCAGACCAAATAGTACACAAGTTCAAATCACCAAGTTTTAGCGGTATAGGCACAAGCTCCCATTGGCTTACGATTGAAAATCAAGAGTTTAGTCGCAAGCTGACTATTAAGGAAGAAATTAAAGCTCTACAAGAAGAAATAGAAAGAGAAAAAGAAAACTCTACTCTTGCTCGTTTTATGCGTAATCTCGAATCACGAGTGTATGCAGAACTTTCAAGACAGCTTGTAAATAACCTCTTTGGTGAAACACCATCAAGCTCAGGTACAATAACCCTAGAAGGCAACACCATAGAATACACAAGTGATGGCGTTACATTAACACTTAAAATAACAGAAGCAGATGGCACAGTTACAGAAATTACAATTCCTATCGGTACTTTTACTTTCTAGTTGTTCAATCTTTGACCAATTTGACGATACTTACGAGCAAAGATTTAAAGAAAAAGATGTTGTAAAAATATCAGAACTGCAATCTGCAGAGTTATTAAATGTACAAAAACCACAAGTAAAACCAGTGGTTGCTGTTTATCCATCATCTTTTACAGACCAAACAGGACAAAGAAAAAGCAACAGCGAGTTTGCTTTATTTAGTACAGCTATAACACAACAGCCAAGTTCTTTATTGATAAGAGCATTAAAACATGCAGCAAACGGTGATTTTTTTGTAGTTGTAGAAAGAGTTGGTTTAGATAATTTGACTAAAGAAAGACAGCTCATTCGTTCTGCAAGAGAACAATCTGCATCAGAAGAAGATAAAAAGAAAGCATTGCGACCATTATTATTTGCAGGCGTTCTTATAGAAGGTGCTGTCATTTCTTATGAAACCAATCTAACTAGCGGAGGTGCGGGCGCACGTTGGCTTGGCGTGAGTTCTTCTGTTATGTATAGAGAAGACAGCGTTACCTTATCTTTAAGAATGGTATCAGTAGCAACTGGAGAGATATTAATAGAAGTTTTGACAGAAAAAACCATATTTTCTTACGGCAAATCAGACGATATTTTTAGATTTATAGAGGCTAATACCGAGCTAGTAGAAATAGAAATGGGTAACGCTAGAAACGAGTCAGGAACTATAGCACTTATGCGAGCTATTGAAACAGCAGTGTTAGAGTTAATACAAATTGGTTATAACAAATCATACTGGGTTTTACAACCAAAAAATGAAGGGGTAGAATAATAGAATGAAAAATAAATTAATAAGCATAATAGCTATTGTTTCTTTAGGAGCTTTTGCAGCAGACAACGAAATATTTGTAGACCAGTCAGGTACTGGTGCAAATATAGACTTAGAGCAGTTAGGAATATCTAACATTATTGGTGGGTTAAATTCAACGGCAGGCAGTGTTAATGCACTAGACCTAGATGGAAACACAATGACTCTTGACATCAATATGATTGGTGCTACCAATAAGTTCCTAGGTGATATCTACTCTGATAATTTTACAGGATTTTATCAGTTTACTGGTGGTACTAATGCTTTTACTATTCAGGTAGACCCAACCAATACTTATAGCTCAGACGGTTCAAACCAAAACGTAGCTGTTACTGGTAGTGGTAATACATTTACTTTAAATCAAGGTACAACAGCGATAGCTGCTTCTCTTGATTTAGATTGGATTATTCAAGGCTCTAATAACACAGTAACATCTAACATTAATATTGATGGTGCTACCAACTATATGGATATAGACGGTTCTGATAATACTGTTACCTATACAGGAACAGGGGTTAATGCTTCAGCAGGTGGATATTTTTGGTTAGACCATACTGGTGGACAAAGAACATTTAACATACAACAATTGAGTACCCAAGACAATGACTGGCTTAAAATTATATCGGTTGGTGGCACTGCTTCTTCTACTGTGTGTGTTATTCAAAACGACCAAGGTACAAGCACAAGCTGCTGATATTGGAGATATTTCTGAACTAAATGGTTCAGCACAGATAGTAAGAGATAAGCCTTACGATGCTAATTTAAAATTTGCTATACAAAGCAATGATGAGGCTATAACGACTAATGGGCGCATGGCTATTACTTTCTTGGATGATAGTAAAGTCTCTTTGACAGAACATTCACAGCTACTCATAGATGAATATATCTATGACCCGGACCCATCCAAATCTAAGATGGCTCTCACCTTTGGTCTTGGGACAGCAAGGTTTATTACAGGCAATCTAAACAAGATTGATAAAAAAAACATTAGCCTTAAAACGCCCACAGCCAATATTGCAATTAGAGGAACCGATTTCACAGCTACAGTAGATGAGCTAGGCAGGTCATTAATTATACTTTTACCTAATGCTCTAGGATTGTCTAGTGGTGAGATAGAAGTTGTTACTGCTATGGGTACTGTACTTCTAAACAAACCATATCAAGCTACAACGGTAAGCGTGTTTGAATCAGCTCCAAGCAAACCTGTCATTTTAGATTTGACCTTAGATGTTATTGATAACATGCTCATTGTTACTCCTCCCAAAAAAGAAATAGTCATACAAGAAGAAACCACAACAAAAAAAAGCGACAGCGTACTTGATTTTAATGATTTAGATATAGACTATCTTGCTGAGGATTTTCTTTCTGACGATAGCCTTGAATACAATGAGCTTTCAATTAATTATCTTGATGTAAATTATTTGGAAGACCTATTAAATGTTTTAGATGCGCTTGCTATAGCAGAAGAAGAAGATGTTTTAGCACAAGCAACTAGCACACAAATAACAGGAACACTTCTAGGCAGAGACCCTGAAACACAAATTACCACATTAATAACAGGCAATGTTGTAAGCCTTAGAAGACAGGTTAATGAAAGCGTTCGTGTGGATTTAGATGGCAGCAATTCTTACACAGTCATCTTTATACAAGACGGTATTTCTAATGTGGTTAAGGTAAACGGAGGCGGTGATTCGGTCATAACAATTACTCAGTCAGATTAATTAAGTGTAGATAAGTGTTGACTTCTGTTGTAACCTATGTATAATGGTAAGTATATTAAATAAAAAGGAGTTAATTAATATGAGTAAACCTACATTACAAAAAGTGTATGAGAAGATGACTTTAATCCAACAGAATCCAAAGGACCTTTGTTTGGTATGTGTTTGGGATGACGGCAAGCCTGCAATTGTACTGGGTCTTAAAAACGGTGAAACAATGACACCACTAGCAATCATGCTAGACCAAGAAAGGTGCGATAACCTTGAACCTGATTGGAACAACTTTGATGAGATGCAATCAGTCATTGCAAAAGCACAAAAGGTGGAGGACAGGACGATAAAGGAGCAGTTTGATAAACAACATGCTACCATTGATAAAATTTTTGAAGATTCAAGTTATTGATGAAAAAACTAATCGTACCAATATTGATAACACTAGCTTTACCGCTAGTGTTTCAATTTACACCAACAGAAATACTTAAACTAAAAACATTTGATGCACTGGTTAAACACCAAGAACCAAGTGGCAACTTTGTAATACTAAACATATCAGAATCTGATGTCAGAGAAAGAGGCGGCTTTCCCTTTCCAAGAAGAGACTTAGCACAAATACAAATAGACCTAATTAACGAAGGAGCCATTGGCGTTGGTTGGGCAATGAGCTTCTCAGAAGCTGACAGATTTGGTGGTGATGATGTGTTTGCAAAAGCATTGTCTTTTGCACCCAGTGTACTTGCTATGTTTGAAACACCAAACGGTCAATACCCAAAAACAGTTGGAACGGTTATAAAGGGCAACGAGGTTGGCGGCATGCCAACACAAGGCATTGTAGAAAATATTGATGTCTTAAAACAAAACAATTATCAAGGTATAGCAACAGCTCCTGTAGATGTAGATAACCTAGTCAGAAGAATACCCTTGTTAATGAAAACACCGAGTGGTTGGTCTTCTAGTTTTGGAACAGAAATATTAAAAGCATTAACAGAAACAAGGTCCTACATTATCACTACAAATGATAATGGTATACAAGAAATCTCAGTGCGACATTTACCACCAATTAAAACAGATAGCCTTGGTCGTAAATGGATTAGTTGGGTAGACACACCACAAACCACATTAAAAGAAATGAATGTTGCAGGTAAGTTTGTAATTATTGGAGTTACAGCAAATGGAATCATGCCACAAATTGCAACCCCGGTTGGATTATTAGAACCACATAAAATACAAACTGCATTAGCTGAATCAATTTTGTTAGAAAACTCACCAATAATACCTGATTGGTCTTTAGCAGCAGAAATCTTCATTTTTGGAATAATTGTCTCTTTGACATGGCTTCTAATCAATTATCTTGGTATGACCCTAGGCATTGCATTAGCTATTTTTACAATGCTGTGTACGGCTTTAGGTGGCTACCTGTTGATACAAGCAGGAATTTTACTAGATATAACATGGACTTTAGTTTCACAATTTATTACAGGAGCCATAGCTTTTTATTTACGCTTTAGAGAACAGTTTAAATTGCGCCTACAGATAAAAAAACAGTTTGAACATTATCTTGACCCAAGACAAGTAAAACAATTACAAAAAAATCCTGAACTACTTAAATTAGGTGGTGAAAAAAGAAGATGCACTTTTATTTTTACAGATTTGCGAGGATTTACCGCATTAAGTGAATCCGTAGAACCTGAACAAGTTACATATATTATGAACAAAGTTTTAACAGCACAAGTAGATGCAGTACAAAAACACGGTGGCTTAGTAGACAAATTTATTGGTGATGCCGGGATGTATATATTTTCAGCACCCCTTGATGTTTTGCATCATGAAAGAATAGCTTTTGAATGTGCATTAGATATAATAAAAAATACTGAAGCTGTTAATGTAGAATTAAAAGCAGAAGGCTTGCCTGCTATAGCAATAGGAATTGGCATTAATACTGGTGACGCTATCGTAGGTAATATGGGTAGCAATACTAGATTTGACTATTCTGCTATTGGCGATGCTGTTAATATTGCAGCAAGATTAGAGTCTGCAACTAAAGAAAGAGGTGTGGACATACTTATTGGCGAAGAAACAGAAAAGTTTTGTGGTTATAGATTAAAAGTGTTAGAATCTATCAAGGTTAAAGGTAAAGCAAAACCACTGAAAATATACACTATAAAGTAATATGGCTAGAGATTATAAAAAAGAATACGCAAATTATCATAGCAAGCCTGCTCAAGTAAAAAATAGAGCCATGAGAAATGCAGCAAGAGCAATTATGAAAAAGCTTGGTAAAACACACACGGGTGACAAAAAAGATGTTGCACATAAAGACAACAATCCAAAAAACAATAAAACATCTAATTTACAAATGCAAAGCAGGAAAAAAAATCGTTCAAGGAAATAAATTTATGGCAACAACAAAAGAAGCAATCACCAAAATAGAATCACACGAAAAAGAGTGTACGATTAGATATGAAAATATAGAAAAAAGACTTGAAGACGGCGCAAGGCGTTTCGATAAGCTAGAAAATATGATATGGGCAGTTTATCCGTTTATTTTACTTTCTGTGGTTTTATCTAAGTTTGTATGAGCAAAGTTTTTATAGGTATTATTTTTGTTTTAACGTGCATAACCTATTATCT